CTCGACTGGTGGGTTTAGAAAACCAACACCTGCCATATCTGGAACGTCGGCTTCCGAATAAGGTGTTTGTATATCACTAGCACTAATACCAAAATCAATTTCAGCAACTGCGCTAGTTGCTGCAATGGCTGCTCTATCTCTTGTATCATCAACGAATACTCCGTCAATAACAATAACAGAGTTGGACATATTCAAATCCATACCCATTCTTCTACCTCCACTAAAAGGAACAGGACTACCACCCGTCTTACGCTCTACGCTCATACCAATACGAGTAGCATCAAGACGGATTGCTGTCTTCTCATCATCGTCAAGAATAAGACGTATAGGAGTTGCATAACCACTAGACATACTCACATTCTCCCGCTCATGGTGCTTCCACCCAATCTTCTTGCTATTTCTGCTTGAATCATGTTACCAATTTGACGAGCGAATTCTCGTTTATCGGTACGATCAGTCATACCGCTGGCGTTAATCACTATATTTGCGTTAGTTTTCAAGAATTTTCCGCCTTCTTCAACACCCCCAAGCATCTCCTGACCCGCTTTTATCGGTGCTGTTGCTACACCTACAATTCTAGCATGGGTTTGCTCGACTTTCCATATTATTGGTTTTATGTGTTGAACGTACAATTCTCTAACTCGTCTTACAAATTCATCAAAACTATCTATTGCGCCATCAAAGAAATTTGATAAGGACGCTCTTATTGGATTGATAATCTGAGTCCAATATTCTTTTATACCATTAATGAGAGCATCCCAATCTTCTTTTATTCCAGTAAGTTTCTCTCTTACTTTATCCTTTAATGTATCCCACATACCTAATATTTTTTCTTTGAAAGTGTTCCACATCTCAATGACTTTTGCTTTGAACTTATCTTTTATTTCCTCTAATTTTTCAGAGGCTTTTTCTTTTAGACTTTCCCATATTGGAACAACAACATTATCCCAAAGTTCCTTAATCTTAGCCCAAGTAACTGAAATTCCATTTAGTAATCCCCCTCCTTCTCCAAAGAAAGCATTCCATATTTCTTTGAATGTATCAATAATTGGAACTACAACATTATCCCATGTTGATTTCACAAAACCCCAAGTGTCTTCAGCGATAGACTTCAACTTTTCCCATATCGGAACAACGATATTATCCCATGCATCAGTTATTCCTTGCCATGCATTAGTTGCAACTTCCTTGATTCGATCCCATATTGGAATAAGATTCTCATCTATCCATGTTTTAAGAGCATCATATTTCTCTTTGATTGTGTTCCAAATGTTGATGAAAGCCTCTTTTATTGCAGTCATTGCTTTACCAAACACAGAGCCAAGTTTACTAAACGTAGAAGATACTCCTGAAGAGATTGTACTTAGAGTACTAATGCTGTTAGCAAGTTGTGCAACGCCCATCAGAAGCCCTCCCTGTCTAGGAACGAGTAATCAACACTCACTGTCTCGCGCCCCCCACTCTTTGCTTCTTGACGCTGTTGCTTATTCGCTTTTTCCTCTTGTTCAATACCTACAAGAGTCCATACAAGCGAACGACGGAATGTTTCGGGGTGCATATCATCTACTTCCTTCATTGAAATTCCGAAATGCTTCGCTATCATATAACTCCACAACTCCAGTTGCATTACGATGTCTTGGGCTGATGTAACAGTTTTTCGAGATAGAAAATCTTCTACTTCTCGCTGTCGCCCTTCGTAAACCCCCCCTGCACCGTCTCAGCCAATTCATCAGGGCTAGGAAGGAGGGATGAAATTGCCTCACCAACAAAGCCTTTGAGATTAAGAATTTCATCAGTGGTAAGGGAAGGATTGGTTTTTACAATCCAATTGGTAAAAGCAAAACGCCAATACGCCGCAAGATTAAGAGATAGATCTCCATTCTGTCCTATGTCGAACAACTCTTGTGTTGCGAGTTGAATGTCGAAGAACGAGATATCACGAATCCACACCTCCATGACCGTATCAGGGTCATCAGGGTCAATCGGAATTTCGTGTTTAGTTTCTGTCGTTTGTCTTAATAATTTATTCTTGTCCACTACTGGCATTTTCTTCCACCTCGGTTACAGCCGACTCATCGTCGGGGGTATCCGGCTGTTCGTCAGCAGCCGACTCATCATCGGGGGCTTCGGACTCAGCCGTGGTTTCTTCCTCGATATCCTCATCATCACGCCGTAAGCGCAGGGTGAGTTCAGCCTTCGTACCGGAGTACGGAAGACCACGACGCTTGCATTCCTCACGGAGTTCTGCGAGCGTCATTGCATCGTAGGAAAGGTCATTTGGGAACTCTTCTGAGTTCGGGATTTCTTCAGGCGAGACAGGCGAGACACTTTCTTCTGTCTCATTTGTCTCAATATCGTCGATTTTTACTTCTGCTTTATATGTGGATTGCAGGGAGAGGACGGCTTCTTCTATCAAACCACGAGAACGATGAGAAATGAGAATCTCTCCTTTAATCCCCATACGCTGTGCAAACCATTCACCATACCCTTGCGGAGTCTTACGTCTAAAGTGAAAGACACGTTCGCGTGGTGTTGGTATCATCTTTTCACCTCAGCAATGGAACAAAGTATCCGTTGAAATTACACGCATAGCCTTAGGCATAACCTTGAGCGGTGCGCGAATTGGTCCCTTGTCTTCAGGGATAGGGAGTGGAGCCTCAGTGATGACGTAGTCATCGAGATAGATGTCTATGCTCTCACGTGTGCCAGCACTACCAGCCTTTGTGAATGATAGACGAA